TCAGAGCGGTCCATCGTATTACCGGTATACTGCCAGCCAGTCAGATTAGACCAAGGAGCAAACTTATACGAACTCAGGAATGCTGGCACTGCCCAGCTGTTAGCATAGGTAGGATAACCAGCCCCCCACAAGCCACAAGAGTTAGAACAGTTAGCTACTTGCCAAACAGCACTGAACTGTACATAAATAATTGGATAGACGCCAGTCTGACTGTGTACGTAGTCAACAAACGTCCGACACCAATTAGCATTACCCCAGCTGGCATTTTGGCCCGACTCCCAGTCCAAGCCAAGAATTGCTTCGCCAATATAATTTTTAACGTTGGCAAGGAAATACTTGGCTTCCGCTACCGGGTCGCCACCGCCGGCATAGTGATAAACACCTAGCAGCTTGCCAGCGTTTTTAGCTGCTTGGTAATCTGTGTCACAATATGGATTGACATAGCCAGTACCCTGTGTAGCCTTGACAATAACGCCTTGCGCATTAGGATCAGTAGCATAGCTTCGTGGCGAGCCAGAGTATACATCTACTACTTTAATTGTCATAATATCACCTCTTACTTGCTAAGCACTGGCTGCGTGTCATTTACGTTGTCAGTGTTTTTTTGTTTCTTGTCGCCTAGCCCCGACTTCTCATAAGCCGATTGTACAACCGCTTCTGCGTCCTCTGGCGCGATATGGTGGCCAGATTGAGCCAGTGACGTCTGCACCATGTCGACAGCCTTAGCATACTTCTCCGAGCCAGACATGGACCGGCTAGCCATCGTGTTGACGGCTGCTTCCGCTACATGTTCGGCCAGCGTCCAGAGTTGGCGCGTCTGTTCCGTTTTAGCTGTCTTAGCCTTAGCCGTCAGCAGCGGCTTAGCGTAAGCCCACAAAAAGGCCACCAAGACTGCTAACGTGCCCGATTGAATCAGCCACTCAACAATGTCATTTACTGTTTTCATCATCTACTCGCTCCTTTAAGATTAGTGTCTGCCTTAACCAGCTCATTGACCTTCTCAGTCAACTTGTGTACCTGGTCGATCAGTCGGTCGTTGTCTTGACGTAACTGCTTGATCTGAGTGTTGAGCGTGTCAATTGTCTTGGACTGCTCTAACACTTGATCCTTGAGCTCATCTCGCTCGTCTGTCAGTTTGTCAAGACGTTCAAACAGTTCTTGCGTATGGTCAGCATATACATCTTCCCGTTTGACGCTATCTGAGCTTTTTGAACTAGCGTAGTTGATAACTGCCGCGACCGTTCCCCCACCAAGCACAGCGCTTAAAATGTTTGCCAAAACATGCATCAACGGCCACCTCCACCATCTGAGACAGCCTCAACCAAAACGCTGATAAAGAGCGTAAACGCAGACATAAAGATACCGGTTGTCAGCGTTTCAAATCCGGTCACGACCAAAAATCGTCTGTGTCCCATAGCCCACCTCGCTTCCCTAATTCCGTTTAAAAAGCCGCCCCGTATGGTACTGTTAGCTTTCGTAGGCGACTGTTATAAGTTAGCTAGGCTTGACTTGTAGCCGTGTTAGCTGATTGAGCAGTATTGGCAGACCCAGAATCAGATGCAGTAGCAGATGATGCAGCTACGCCTAAGATTTGGTTCTCTTGATCAGCGCTCAGGTCACCGACTTCAACAAACAAATCCAAATCGTCTTTAGTAAACAACTTCATCTCGTAGTAGCTCTTGTAGATGCCGAACATAAAATCATTAGCCATATCTATCCCTCCTAAGCGTTCGTTGTAGTGGTGTCAGTTGCCAGCTTTTTCTTGATCTCGGTTAATTCCTTAATCAAGTTGGCATTAAGCTTGCTCTGTGTGGCTACACTTGTTTGCAAGCCAGCGATACGAACCATCAACTGCTTGTTGAGTTGGTCCTGCGCATCCGGCTCTGGCGTAGCTGGCTTGTTGAGCGCGTCGATTTCCTCTTTCGTCAGCGTTTCGACCCACTTGTTTTGAGCCGTGTCAAACTTAGGCTTATACATGCCAGCTCCGTTGGCGTCATATGGTACGACCGTTGTTTCGTTCGCTTCCAGTGGTGCGCCGTCTGGGATCAGCGTTGAGCCGTCCCAGTATCCGTTGGTGTCATAGTGGTAGGCTGTGACGAGCTGGTCGCCGCCAACCCACTTTGTGCCGTTAAAAAACTGGTTGTTGTCGGCAGGTGCTACGTCCGTCTGACCGTTCGTTAGTGCAGTGCCCTCAGCGACGCTGATTGCGCCGGTAAAGGCATGCAGACGGTCAGTCGTGTCGTACGTGTAGACTAGCACTTGCTTTGCGTTTTCGTCCGCCATGTTTTACTTCCTTTCTGTTAGTTAGTTATCCAAATGGATATACATTGTTCCGAGATTCATGTACTGCTGTTCAGTGCTTTCAGTTGTCCAAAAATATAGATTATCTAAGTTGGCGGGATCGGTAGTCGTAACATAACTGTGCTGATTAGCGATAAACGCGATCGGCATGTTAGGTTTGATCGTACTTGCGATTTTTAAAAACGGTTTGCCAAATGCACCTGTTGGCACGATCATACTTTCGATATACAGATAGATAATCTTGAAATGATTGAATTGCACGATGACAGCTGCTACTTGATTAGCTGATGCGCCATTCATAAACGTTCCCACGTTCGTTGAATATGATGCATTATCAACTGGCAGCTTGTTAAGCAGTGCGAAATTGTTGTTAAGAGTCTTAAGCCAGTCCTTCTGACCAGCCGTGATTTGATTTACCGGCATTTTTAAGTCCTTTCCAGGACTGGCTGATATGGTTACTCAGTCATGATGATGCCGAAGTCAATTGACGTGAACGTCACGCTAACACCCGTGATGTTGGTGAACGAGAGCCGTTTAGTGGTTGCATTGTAGTTAACCAGCAACCGATAGCCATTGTCACTGTTTTGCACATATGCAAAACCGGTTACTTTCATACCACAGCCTTTGACTGTAGTTGGCAGTTGGATTACTTCACGGTTGGTTTGGCCACCGATCGATCCAGAGTTGATTGATACGTTGCCGTTGATCATCAGATACTTACGTCCGCCAATCATGCCGTAGAAGTAGCTGCATCCATTTAACGTGTAGCCATTCATGGCGGTTAGCCCGGTACTCGTCCACGTACCACTGTCACGGTTGTTGAGTTCGGTTAAATCATTATTGAGTGTGGACAGCCAGTCCTTTTGTCCAGATGTGATCGTAGAAATTGCCATCAGCGGTCACCGCCTTTCGTAGTAACGGAAACCGCGCTATCAGTAGGGTTTAGGTTACCCCCCCCACGGGTTACAAATGTAGTCATAATGCTACCTCCTTTTTAATTCCATGCCGTAGTCCGGCGCCAATCTGTCCACGTGTTGGCAAAGCGACTGCGGATAAACTCGTTAGCCTCGCCGTCCACGAAGACCTGTACCAGGTTGCTAGACGTGCCCTTAACAGACATGAACCCAGCCTTGCCGTTTGGATTGTTGCTGGCACTCGTGTTTGCAACGTAGTAAACCTTGCCTGGTGTTACCAACGTATTAAGGTCAGCGGTTGACGTTTCGGCGTTAAAAAAGCCCTGCACGTACGCTTGCATCTGCTCAGTAGTAGGCACTTGCTTACTGTTGATCAACGTGCTGTACCCATTGATCGTGTCTTGCGTGGCTTTAAGCTGTGACGTCATGCCGGTGAAAGCCGAGCCGTTTAAGATGTTGCTAAGTTGCGACTTAACCTCGCTGGCTTTGCTTTGCACTTCTGCAACTGCCTTGTCCATCTCAGAGACGTAAGGCGTAGTGTTGACGCCCATCTCAACCATGTTCGGCAGGACATGCAGCCAAACGTTGACCGTTGATACCGTGCCTTTGCTGTCCTGCACGTAAAAGTAGGTACTGTCCTTATCCCAATCACCCTCATGCTTGAACATGCCGGCCGGGAAGTAGTACGTCACCCGTCCCGTTTGGGCATTGTCGCCAGGCTGATCCGTGTCAGCCCAGCCGACGGCACGATACAAATCGCCTGCCGGGTCTTTGCCGGCAAAACCGACCGACCGGCTGTCTTTAGTTAGGTCGTATGGCAATCCATTGGCTTTAATCCAAAGCTTGCAGAAAGCCCGGCTATCACCGACTCGGCCTTGAAAATTCTTGGTCAGGTCGACTAGCGTTGTGCCGGGCTTTAAAATGTCAAGCTCGACATACTCGTTAACTGCCATTGTTCCCCTCCTTTACAAATACGGTTCTACATAATCAAAAAGCCGGTCTAACGTATCGTTAGCCGACTTGAAATCGTTATTTACTTTTTGTAAGAAATCGCCGTTGAGTGCCAGACTGTTAGGCACCCACAACTGCACTGGCACGTTTTTGTTGCCCGTGTACGGGTCGGTCAGCGAATGGTAGTTGTAGCACGCTACCACCGCATTGACTGCCGTCTGTACGCCCTGCATCAAGTGCCGACACCAAATATAGGCGTTGCGATTGATCAGTCCGTCTGACAGATTTGGCACCGTCCAGTTAGGCACGTCAACGTCCAAAAACACGGCATTGACGGCTCGCATCAGCTTAGTTGCCTTATCATACACGAGTTGCGTACAAGCTCCGTAGGAGTCTAAAAACGTGGTCAGATCGTTGATTGGCGTATAGTCTTTTTGATAGTCCATATCTTATCAGCTCCAGTAGGTGGTTTGACGCCAAGCAGTCCAGGACTTATCTGAATTCCACCACGAGCGCACATAAAACTCGTTGTTGTTGGTATCGTGCAGAAACTGCGTACCGTTATTGCCAGTAGTGCTTGCCACCACGATCATGTTGGCATACGTTGATCCAGACAGTGGGCTGTTGGTAAGCGTCTGCCCGTTGGTGTAGTAGTAGCCATTGGACTTAACGTTGTTTAGGTCAGCTGACGGTAGATTCGTCGTAGCAATTGAGCCAGGGTCGCCCTTAGGGCCTTGAATACCCTGGATACCTTGCGCACCTCGTGCACCGGTTGCCCCAGTCTCACCTTTCGGACCTTGTGGGCCTTGAATCCCCTGTGGGCCTTGTGCAAGTAGCATCCAGTATTCTTGGTCGGTTACGTCTTCGCCGTCATTGGCCCGTACACAGACATAGCTGCGGTTGCCATTAGATACAATATCGAGCACGTGGTAGTTGGTATTGAGTTGGAACTCGCCACGTGCATGTACAGTGTTAGCCATATGCTTTCACCACCTTTCGTTAGCTCCATTGAGTCGTCTGACGCCATGAAGTCCATGCGCCGTTGTGCTTATTGCGGATATAAAGATTGTCCGACACCGTGTGCATGGTCTGAGTAATGATTCCACCGGCGTTAATGACTTTGAGCAGGCCAGTCTCGCCGTTTGGCTTACCGTTAACACTCGCTGAATTGACGCCATAGTATCCAGACGTTGTTAGTCCATCACACGTGCCAGAAGTAACCGTCGTAACCGCAAACGGGTCTGTCAAAACGTCGTTAGGGTCTTCAATCGTCATATGCCAGTGACCATCACTTTTGTTGATGTACGGCTTATAGCTCTTGCCGGACATGCCAGTTGCACCAGTAGCGCCCTGCTCACCTTGTACGCCTTGCGGTCCTTGTGCGCCTTGCACACCCTGCTTGCCTTGTGGGCCTTGCACACCTTGTGCACCAGACATATCAGTGACCAGTGATGCCTTACCGCCCGTCCACACAAACAGTTTGGCGTTATCTGCGTCATTGATGGTTGAGTCGATAATCGCAAAGTCGCCTTCGCTCAAATCGTTTGGCCCGTTAGCGTTAAGCAATGCTACGGTTGCATAGGTCTTCTTAATGCTAAAAGGCTTGCCGGCCGGCCCCTGCACACCTTGCGGGCCTTGGATACCTTGCTTACCCTGTGGGCCTTGAATGCCCTGCGCACCAGTGGCGCCGGTATCCCCCTTATCGCCTTTATCACCTTTAGGGCCCTGAGCTACGATGCCCAAGTCAATGTCAGTCGTTGCCAATTTCTCACCGCCTTTCTATGACCAGAATGTGATTTGACGCCAAGCTGTCCAGGTAGCATCATGGCGATTGCGTACGTAGACTTCGTTACTCTGGTCGCTGTAGTAGGTTTGTACAATCATACGGCCGGCAACCTTAACATCTAGCAGACCCCAGTTGCCTTGTTTAGGGCCGTTTTTGCCTTGAGTGCTTGGCGAAAAACGTATGTCATAGTGGCCTTCTGTTACAAGGCTGTTAAAGTCAGTCGACGTGCTGGTGATTGAGCCGTTAAACGTACTTGGTATGCTTGGCTTACCCGAGATGTTAGCCCACGTCAGGTCAGACTTAGTAGCTACGTCCGGCTTACCCGAGATGTTGGACCAAGTTAAATCGCTAACATATGCGATCTTTTGCCATGTCCCCCAACCACCGGTGCTAGTATCACGATGACTGCGATACCATAGATGCTCTGTCGTGTTATCAGCGCCAGACCACCCTAGCAAAAGCTGTCCCGTACCATTACCCGCTACGTTAAGTACATTGCCGTATGACGTTGGATAGCCGTTGTTGTATACCTGAGTCATCGATACTCCGCTTGTGCGTGGCAGACCCGTTGTCGGGGAATTAGCGGTCGTACCAGATGCCGTTGCGGTGTACCTGCCTAAGTCTTTCAACGTATCAGCATTACTTGGCCCAGCCGGACCAGTAGCACCAGTTTCACCTTTGGGCCCCTGCGGGCCCTGTACGCCTTGAATACCCTGCTTGCCCTGTGGCCCTTGAATACCCTGTGGCCCTTGCGCTCCAGTATCACCCTTGTTGCCTTTGGGTATAGTAAATCCAGACGACAGACCAGTAACCGTACAGCTTGTTGAGCTGAGCGAAGTGATACGCCAGAATCCAATGTCAACGCCATTGCCGTTGGGGTACTGGTCAAACACAATGTCGCCTACTTTAGCAATGTCGCTAGGCTGTAGGTTTGAGCGAGCAAAGGTAGCCGTTTGACCACTGGCACCATTGCCGGATATATCACCGTTGTACTTAATGATGTTTACTCCCGTTGGCCCAGCCGGACCAGTAGCACCTTGCGGACCTGTTGGACCGGTATTGCCTTGTGGGCCTCGTGCACCGGTCGCTCCAGTCTCGCCTTTCGGTCCTTGTGGGCCGCGTGCTACCACACCCAAGTCAATATCTTGTGTTGTCACTCACTCACCTCCTAACTCCATTGCGTCGTTAACCGCCATGCTGTCCATGTGCCATTGTGACGGGTACGGGTATAGCAGTCAGCAGTCGCGCTATCGATGTACGTCTGCCATACTTCGTTACTGTTAGCCCTAATCGTCAGCAGGCCGCTGGTTGACGGTATGTTGGCAACCGTGCCATCGATACGATAGCTGTCGTCCATCGTAAGGTCGTTAGCGTTGCCCTGCGTAATCACACCAACGATAGCCGGCATATCAACATTGTTGATCAGCCGGATATGCCAGTGCTTGTCGTCTGCGATGTATGGTTGCCACGTTTGACCGTCTTTACCAGGCGCACCATCAGCGCCTTTTAATGACGCAAGCCATTGTGCTTGTGTACCGGTGTAGCCATTGGCTACGGCAACTTCGTACGCCGACTTGCCGTCAGCTCCGGCATCACCTTTCTCGCCTTTGATCGTACCGACTTTAGGCTTTAAAAAAGGCCAGATACTATCGCCATCTTGCTGACGATAGATCCGACCATAGACCGTATCCATAACATGGAAAGTCTTGCCATTGTCGTATGACCGGCCAAGCCCATAGATTCCTGAATCTGTATCATATCCGGCCTCACCAATGATTTGACGATACAAGGGTGTAGTAGATGGCGTAATTGGCTGCGCCTCTTCCTTGAAGAGATTGCCTGTCTTGTCATAGTCACGGTCAACATCCCCAATGTATGATCCAAAACCGCCAGATCCTTCGCCACTCATCTGCCAGGTGTCATAGTTAGCTGGTTCATAACTGTATGCTGCAATCCACCGATAGACACCCTCAGCGACCATTTTCGCATTGTCAAAGTGGCTCTTATATGGACTATCCGAGCAGTACAAGCCAATCTTATACTTGCTACCAACTGCTGATCTGAAAGACTCAAACTGCACCGACCAGTCGCTGGATAATGATTTATCCTCCATATCCAAGAAAAAGTACTGGCTTGATGTCAATCCAAGACTTTGCGCATCTGAAACTGCGAACGCTGCTTCACCGCTCAAGTTATACCAGTAGTGATAGCCATGCCATTTAAGCCCGTACTTTTTACAGTTAGCGATATGTTCAGCTGCATGATTATCTCTGCGGTTACCGACAGACAGGCGGATGATAACCGCCTTAATACCATTGGACTTAGCAGCTTGATAGTCAAACTTGGCTGGGTCTTGATATTCAGAGACATCAATCACATTAGCCATCGTCATGTACTGCCACCTCCAATCGTCACCTGTCTAATCTTCTGCATCTGCGCATCCGTCATCGTTACCGTGCTGTCATTGCGGACATCACTACCGCTACTTCTCTGCAGTTCAGCAATCAATCTGGAGCGGTCTTGTGACTGACTCTGACGTACTTCCCAAGTAGTTGAGTCAAAGATCTTATTGCCAAACGTAATGGCGCCATTATTACCTGAGCGATCGTCTAAATACCTGGTATAGCTTTGGATCCGCACATTGACATCCAGCCCGTGCCGATCTCTTAGCCAGCCAGTATTGCCAATATCAATGTTGTTTGTGATCTGGCTGTTGTTTTTAAACGTCACCCAACTCATTGAGTACTGCACGTCTGGATAATCATGCAGCTGGCTTTTGAGCGCAGATTTAAGCTGATTCTCGTCAGTAATCGTGTCGCTGGTATATGGATCCTGCCATATTTTGCCGATTTTGCTATCAGCAAGCGGGCTAAAATAATCAGCCTGGCAACTATATACCGTAGACGTGGTAGTTGTGGAATCATCAGAACCGCTTGATTGGGATACAATCGCAGCCATCTTGTCATTGCGGACGCCAAAGTCTGGCTGCCAAGCACTGATTGCCTGTACAACGGTGCCTCGTTCTGGGTTGGCAGCCATTTCCAAAGTGTTGGCATCGAGCGCTAATGCAACGTGATAGGTACTACCACGCCCGCCCCAGAACAGCATGTCGCCGGTCTGATATGGTGGGCCAACAACTGTTCCTTGATATTCTTCGTAGGTGGTCGGCTGATGCATCGCGATACCAAAATGGTTATATACATAAGCCACAAAACCGGAGCAGTCCCAACCGCTTGGAGTATTACCGCCCCAGACATATGGTGTGCCCGCATATTGTTTGGCAAAGTTGATGACTTCTTGCGCGCCGCCACCAGAAGATGAACTCCCATCATCAACGGTAGTAGTCTGCTCAATCTGTTTGCCAAAGCCGTGAATAGCCGTGTAGAAGCTAGAGTAGTCTTCATTCCAGCTGATGTAGTTAGCGTTGACACGATCAACAAAAGTGAAAGCGTCCTGACTGCCGATTGTTTTTGCAATATGCACGGTATAGTTATCAAACCAATACTCACAGGCCCATGCTTGTGCAATTGCCGATAGAACGTCATCCCCATGACCACCACCAATCGTGCCTGTGCCAAAATCATGATCTTTGAAATTACCATCAATCTGATACTTAAAAGGCGTCCCTTGAGTCATTAGGTCGAGACATGCTCTCAATGACTGGACGCCGCTTAAAGTATTCATAATGTAACTGTCATGCAGATCATGGCCAACATGTGTAGCTGACACGGTATATACCCGAAATTCCGAGTTGGGCACAGGATTAGAAGTTGTCAGCCGATATTGCTGGCCATCAGGCGTGGTAAACAGCGTTCTGGGACCAAGCATATCCTCTGCTACCAAGTTCTGGCCAACTGCATTAAATACAAATGACAGAGTCGGATAGCTATTAATGGTTTTAGTAACTGCTACGTTATATGCCAGCAATACTGACTGATCGCCAGTATAACTGGTGATTGGCAGTTTAATCATTAGCATCCCTCCTAGTAGTAGAATCTCGTATCAAACTTGATGTCAAAATTGCTGGCACCATCGATATGGATTTGGTTTTCACCAACTGCAAAGTCCAGATATCCATGATTGCTGTCCTTGTAAGTTTGCTGGCCGTTAACAGACGGCATTACACCATTGATGATCACAGTGTCGGAACGGCTCACGCCACGATTCAGCTTAAACGTTTGGCCAGTCGTCTTATTGGTAATGGTAAAGCCGCTAGGAGCATCTCCATTAAAGATGATCCTTGCTGGCCGTTCATCTGCCATTAACGGCACCATACCCAAGTTGTGAAAGACAAAATCATTAGTAGTGAACTCATAGCTGATGTCCTTATCTGGTACGTTTTGACCAAAGCCCCATTTTTCAACATTCCAGTCAAGCGTAGTGGCCACCGACTCAGCATACCCATCTGCGCAGTCTAGGTTAATCGTTACGTCCGCACTGCGCCAGAAGTTGCCATTCTGAGTTGGTGTAACAGCCTCTGCGCGACATTTCCATCTCATATATGGCATGACAGAGTTAATAACGTAAAAGTCCTCGTCAGAACGCATAATCCGGCGTAGTTCGAAGAGCTGCAGATTATAATCATTGATATCTTCGGCAGTGATTGTCAGAATCAATGGAATTACCAGATACTGCTGATAGCTATCCGTCCGTGTAGAGCCATACTTACCAATCTGCTGATATGAATATGAGTAGTTGCTAAGTGGGATGTTAAACTGCTTAACTCGGAAACCTAATGCGTCCAAATCGTATTTAGTGCCATCAAGACGCTGAATGATGATTGTCGACATTAGAATCCACCTCCTACTGGCATCGCATTGCCTACTGGAATAGCACCACCATTGCCACGAACGATAATCTCTTGCGCTTTGATCGCCTTAATCTTCGGATAGGTAGTACGCGCAATCGTGTTGCTGTCTAGCTGTACCGAGATCGTCACATCACCGCTCATGTCCACTCTGCCATTAGTGCTTGCTGACTGACTTGCATGCCCGCCGTTGCTGGTAGCAAACACCGGCATCATACTGTTAGCAGCTGATTTAGTGTTGTTGATCAGTTGGCTGAGCTTGCCAGCAATGCCATTAGGGTTGACCTTAGCCCGTGCTTGAATAGCCTCAGCAATCAAACCGTCAGCAGTATTGCGACGCGGATTGATTGCTACTTCTGGCTCTCCAGGAACCTCACCAAAGATTGCCGGCTCAAATGCCCAACCACCATTAGCATAGCCATGTGGCGTCCATCCTCTTCTGACCCCAAGCGGTGCCAAATCGGATCGCCAAGTGCGGTCAGCAAGCACAGCGCTGATCTGGTCAAAGGCGCTATGGATATTACCATGTTTGCCACCCATAGCCCGTACGGCAGATGCCCAAGTACTCAATTTAAACTGGAATAGCCCGATTGGACGGCCTGTACCATCATGGTCATCGATACCGCCACCTGTAGCAGGGTTAACGGTAGATTCAACCATTGCTTGCCAGTAAAGGCGCTCAATGTCGCTAGTAGAAAGGCTTTCACCACGAGCGGCTGCAGCCATTTTAGCGACTGCCGCAAACTCGCCTTTCGACATCGCACCACCGCCAGATGAGCCATCGAATGATTCAGCAAGCTTCTGTACCTGTTTCTTCATAAAATTGCCGACTGCAGTTGACGCTAGTTTTATTGAGCCATTCCCACGATCATACGTGAAGTAGGGATGCTCAAGTGCACTCAGCATTTTATCAATACCGGTTTTCTTCTTGATGGCATCCCAGATGTCTGATGCTGACTTATCAACCCAATCAAAAATATCTTCAAGCTTGTCGCCAACATTATCGACGAAATCTTCAATTTTCGCACCCGTACCTTTAGCATAGCCAGGGATTTTACCACCGTTCATGGCAATTGCTGCTTTAGACTGCTCGTGAGTAAGGATTGACGTACCTGCGTCCAGAAATCTTAGCTCTGGGCCACCAGCACCAAGTAATTCATAACCGCGTGGCGTATGTGCCAGCTCAAAACCTTCTTCGCCGACCAGAGCTAATTGACTGGTTGGTAAAGCGCCTGTACCAGTAGCATAAGCCTCCGGAATCATTGGCACTGTCTGACTAGCTTCAAAAACCTTCAAGACCTTGTTAATGTGTTTGCCAAGCTTATTCCAGATCGTTGCAGTCTTTTTAGAACCTTCTGCATAATGAGAATTGGTCTGTGACTCTTCATTGTCTGCTGCGCTTGCGTGACCAGCAGCTTGATCATTAGCCGCATTGATGACTTCTTTTTTCTGCTTGTTGATTTCATCAGTTACTTTTTTATGCTGATCGCGAGCTTTTTTGGTCGTCTTACGATACTCATCTTTAGCCGCATCTACATCCCCCTCGCGCTGTTTCTTCGCATTCTCGACAATTTCTTCATACTTCTTCTTAGAAATCGTATGATGCTCTTTGTATTCTTTTTCAGCTGCCTTAACGGTTTCCTTATACTGGCTGTTTGCGTTCTTGATGACTTCATTACGCGTTTTCTTGGCTGGCTCAACTGCTGCACGATACTTCTGATCTGCAGACTTCTGTGTAGCCTTAAGATCTTGCGTGTCAAGCTTGCCCTTATCCTTGATCAGTTTCTCATAGATTTTCTTCTGAGTGTTAGCGCCTTGCTGCACATACTTAGAGATCTTTGAGTTGGCAGCTACTTGATCTTTGTACTCCTGAGCAATATAGCTTTGCCGTGCTTTGCGCAGCTCTTTTTCGCGTTCTTTTTCAACCTGTTTGGAGTTAGCACCATATTTTTGAGCTAACCGGTAGAGCTTATTGGTACCGTTGCTCTCAATCTTCTGCACTTGATCATAGTAGGCATTGGTGTCTTTTTGCATCTGAGCATATGACGCCTTGCGGGCGCTGGCAGCCTTCTGATCAGACTTCTGCAGATTAGCAATCCGTTTATCGGCGTCTGCCTGTGACATGGCACCATTCTTAACCAGCTTCTGCAAATCTGCCTGTGCTTTGGCTTCTTTGTTTTTGTAATAATTGTCTACTTTCTGGTTAAGCTCGTTATAGTAGGCATCGGTCTTGGCTTTTGCCTTAGCGATGCTCTGCGAGTCAACGTCCATGCGTAGCACTGTCTGAGTGATTTTATTAGCAGTAGGCGTTGTAATTTTGGCAAAATCATTCGTTTCTTTATCAACTTTGAGCTTGGTGTGAACTTCCACCGAATGGCCTTTGAAGTGTTCCTCGATGTTGTGCCCAACCGATTCGCCGATTTCTTTGCCGATCTTAGTTCCGGCTGCGCCACCAAGTGTCTGACCGATTGACTGACCGATTGCAACACCAACTGGCCCACCGATTGAGCCAAGTGCACCGCCGGCAAGCCGGCCGATCAGAGCACCACCAGTCGCACCGGTAACTGATCCGATCGCACCACCGGCTTTAGACCCAGTATCACGACCATTGACGATAGCATCACCGGCACCATACGCTGCAAAGCCAACAGGCGCTGCAACACCAACCGCTCTAACCGCACGCATCCCTAAACCGGCAGCGCCTGTCAAGGTGCCACCACCGGCAGGCAAACTAAATCCTTCTGCCGCCTTAGATGCAACACCAAACTCAAGCATTGCTCGCTTAGCACTACCTAAAACTGAGATAAAGTCGAGGACCTTACGCGTAGCAAAAACACTGGTCAAGATCGCGCCTAAGGTGATTGCAATCTGTTTGTGTTCCACGATCACGTCGAACATCTTAAGCACACCGGTTGTCAGCACGGTAACAGCATCGGTAGTCGCGTTGATCATGTTAGTGATGCGCTTTTTACCCATCTTGTCGATCGTGTCGTCAAGGCCCTGAATCACTTGCGCGTGTAGGTTACCAATGGCACCTTCAAAAGTTTCAGTTGACTTTGCAGCCTTTTCTGCACCCTTAGTCGTACCGAGTTTTTCAACCGCTTTGAAGAACTCATCTGACGTGATCTGACCGTCTGCCATTGCATCTCTGAAGTTACCAGTATAGGCAGCATTGTCCTTCATCGCTTTCTGGAGCACACCAGATGCACCGGGAATCGCGTCTTCCAACTGATTCCAGTTTTCGGTCGTCAGCTTACCGGCACCGGCAGTCTGAGTCATAACCATAGCAACTGATTTAAAGGTTTCGGCCGTACCACCGGCTTGAGCGTTTAAGTTGCCGGCTGCCTCTGTCAGTCCCATGTAGTTCTTGATACCGTTAGATGCCAACTTGGCAGTCGTGCTAGAGATGTCGCCCAGGTCGTACACCGTTTCATTGGCATAGTCCTTAACCTCTTTGGCAGAGCGTTTGATCTCCTCTGAACCATAGCCACCAAGCTGCATGGTCGACTTAAACTTGTCCATCGCGTCAGACGCCTCTAACGCCTCACCAGTCATATCTTTAAGATAGCCGGTGATCATGCCAACGCCATTGGATAGCAGGCTACCGACAAACGTGCCTTTGATGATCTCTTTTAGCGATGTAAACTGCTCGCCGGTCTGCTGAGCCTGTGCTTGCACCTGTCTAAGCTTAGGCGATGCGTTGTCGTTAAGATCAAGCTTGGTAACAACGCTGGCCGGCAGCTTTTTGATCAGTGTCTCGTAGTCGATAGCCTCACCTTTTTCGGCCTTAGCGACTAACTTGGTCAGTTGTTCTTTAGGCAGAGCTTTTAGTAGCACGTTAAAGTTGTCGATACCCTGTTTTTCCGCCTCAGACTTGAGGACTGTCTTAGTTGACTTGGGAATATCCTTAACGTTACCGCTAAACCGTTTTAACTTGTCGTTAGCCTCGTCATCGTCCACTTTAGGCTTGATTGGCTTATCCATCGTCTGCTGCATGCTATCATGAGCCTCGTCGGTAGCCTTAACCGCCTGGTCCATGTTGTCTTTGATTGATTTCGACGCTTGATCGCCGGCATCATCGCCAAGGCCCTTAAGCATCTCATCGATCTTTTTAGCACTTTCGGTGGCTTGATCGTTGACGATAACGTCAATGTCAATGCGTCCATCTGCCACGCTATCCCTCCTCTCTATTCGGCATTAGCTTTTAGCATCGCGAACACACTGTCCATCTGTGCCTGTCGTGATGCCTCAGTTTTGTTTTCATCGAGTTCATAGTAGTTCTGAGCCTGCAGAGTATCCGTTAGCTCCTGGCCTTCCAATTTCGATGTATCTTTCATGCGTATCTGGACAATGCGTTGGAAGTAAGTCTTAGGCCCGAGACCGGCGAAAAGCGCCTTAAACTTGTCCCAGTGGAGCTTACCTTCCTGATCGACTAAATCCATGCCGTACTGCTCCATGAAACTTGCATAGATGGCACCGGCGTCTTGGGTAAAAGAGTAGTACTTGATTGGACTACTAACGGTCTCATCCCCGCCATCGTTGCCGTACGGTTCATGCGATATGTAGTCGCTGATATCTTTGAAGGCTGCTAAGACAAACTCGGTATCCTTAGTCTTCATGTCGAAAAACATCTCAAAGGCCGTTGCCACGATTTCCTCGTTGTTAAACTCTTCATCGTCAAGCAACTGGTAAAACCGCAGAACATTGTCAAACGTCAGGTCGATAGGGTACTCAACCCCACGATACTCGTAGGTCTCATGCAACGGATCACACAAGGACAGCATGATCAGCCTCGCTTGTGCGTATACCGTTGACGCTTGGCTTGATGCTTATGGTCGTCGCTCTTGATCTCGTCTTCGGCGTCTTGGATCTTAATTAGCTCAGCCAAGACCGCTGACAGTTTAGTAAAACTGTGACCGTAGTAGTCGTATAGCCGTTGGCCTTCGCCGGCACCTAACAAGTCGTCCATGCCATTGATCAAGTTGTCACGTTGCGTCTTAGACACGTCTTTAAGTGTGCGTTTGCGGTCGTCAACCGTGTAGTCGTTGATAAAAGCATCACGGTTGTCATCAAACGCCTGCGCCTCGCTATATACGACGATCTGCAGTTCCTCAAGCTTGTTGCGCATCTCGTCGTTAAAGACCAGTTCATGATCTTTGCCACCGATGCGGACCGTTTTTGTGTCAGCCTTAGCAATTGCTTTGTCTAAGTTGAAATTGATAGCTGTCATATTATCCTCCTAACGTCTCACGTTGCTCGTCTCTGTTTGTTTGACTAATGGGTTTGAGCAGTAGTCGTAGACGTGCCCTTCTGTGGCTTGCCGTTGAAGACTGCTACAAAGCTAAACGTCTGCTTGGCACCAGGTTGGCCACCAGTTGCGACGATGTTAGTCAGCGTAACTACGCCATACAGTTGAGTACCGTCGGAATACGTGAAGCGCAGCAGAGTCTTCAGGTCATCCCCCAGTGCGTACTGCTTGCCAGCAACATAGTCTTGTGCTGGGTCGCCATATGCACGGTGCCCGGCGATCGTTAGTTGAATCCGCTTAGACGTGACATCAGACTGACCAAATCCTTCGCCATCGTAGTATTCGTCGTTGGCCGTCGTATCATTTTCGGCAAAGGTAATGTTGTTGATGCCCTTTGCCAACTGTGCCCAAGTAGTTGATGGATCGCTGACTTTGGATACGTCTTTAATGTCGTTGGTACAGATCTCCAATTTGTTAGTGTGGTTAAGTTTGTAGCCACCGATAGATGCAGGTGCAGTATCTGCCATAATTAATCATCCTTTCTTACTTACTAAAAGTATCTACTGTGATTTTAAAATCCATTGCATAAGTAACAGCGCCAGTCGTATCTGCCATAATGGGATGCGGCATTGATGCTATTGTTAGCCCGTTATAGACAAAGCTGTCATCGGCACTATCAACGATGAAACTACTATCGCCAAGGCTGAGACCACCACACAGACAGAATCCGCTGCTGATGCTTGATCGCGCTCTCGTCATTGCCGCGCATCATACATTCCATCAGATACTGCTCGGTCTTATTGCCTGCATAGTCCATGTCGACTACGGTCGATCCTGGCAACATCTGCAAGCGCAGCTCCGGATCATGCTTGCCGTCCAGGTAGCCTAACAGACACTTAACCGGCAGACCGTATGAGTTAATCGTGTCTTTGATGCGTTCTTTAAGATCCATGAGTATCATCTCCTAGCAGAGTGTGAGCAACGATGCGCTCCCACGAATCCATGTAGAGCGACTTGGCTTTCAGATCCCAGCGTTTGGTAGCTTGGGGATGCTCCGACCGCGTGTAATTGACAATCGGATGCTGGCGGCCATTGCGGTCCGTTATCACGCCGTAGAACTGAGCTCTGGCATAAGGCGTCGTGTAGGTGATGTGCTTACCATCATCAGAGATAGCAGCGGTATTAGCCAGGTGGACGTGATTCTTAACCGAATACGGTACAAACTGATCCATGTCTGCCATTGCTTGATTAGCAAGCACGTACTGGCCTTTAGCGATTGCCTGCTTGCTGAGCAACTCTCCAGGCAGATTGCCTTCGATTTTGATACGAACGCCCATTACAACACCTCCAATTCATAGGAGTACACATCATTGCCGTATGGATCACGATTGTCAACGAAATTAGTGATCGTATAATCGTGACCTTCAAACGTGACATGCCAGCCAATACAGTCTGGCGTCAGCTTAGGCATCGGCGTTGAGATGTCGGCAAACAAAAAGACGATCGCATTCGCTGTGATCGTCCTGTCGTTGTTTGATCCACTATAAATCGTCTGTGGTTGCACTATAACGTGGCTGATCGCCATGTCGACCGTTTTAGGCTTGCCGTAGTCATCTTCATCACCAGTTGCCATACGGAGCGTGACGGACTGGTTACATAGCTTTAACGGGATTTTAGGCAGCATCATCATTACCACGCTCCTCTAAAAAGCAAACCGTGCTTAGCCAACAGCTCATAGGCTTCTTTACATAAGCCATTGGGCATTAGCCCCGCACTGGCATCAGCTGGCGTCAAAGATAGGCGACCGATTGAGACGGCTTTGTACTCGCCTTGCTGAATCTCATAAGACTTAGCAGCTTGCGCAAAAGCATAGTAATCAACCTGCTCTTTGACAGCCTGTTTGAAGTCAGCAACACGGAACTCATCTGGGTCAGCAGATAGATCGTTATAACGATAGAAATCACGGGTTGCGTTGTTAATTACCGTCTCTGCCTGAGCTTCCAATCCAGTGAACTCAGCCTCGTCGCTCACCGCTCCTTTGTAGTCAGCAAAGCTCAGATAAGCCATCTCAAATCATCCCCTTATTAGTGTGACGTGCCAGATGCTGGCTTGATTTGAACGATCTTGGCATCATTGACAATGGCAACGGCATAGATTTCGTCAGCGTTGATCTTAGTCGTCTTGTGGTCGATATCACGAGCAGTTTCCAGGTTAACGCCGCGCTTCAGATACGTCTTCATGGCACCTGGCAGAACAGCCAAGCCGTAGCCTTGTGCCAGCTTACGAGTCCGAACGATCTGCCAACCGAACAGTTCACCAAATGAGCCATTGACCAGAATGTTGTCGCCCAGATCAGTTGCACGCGTCCAGTTGTCAGCAGCAATCTTACGCAGTACATTTGCATCCTTAGGGTTCATGAACAGCACACCGGTTTGAGTGTCGTCGCTTTCGTAGTTAAAGTCTGACGTGTTGTCGATCAATTGCGCAGAGATTTGATCCGGCAGGTCCAGATCAATAGCATGGTTAACAACCAGTGGCGCTTTCTTAGCTTCAGCTAGGATGTCGTTGTCAACCTTAGCCCCAATTGACAGACCAATTTGGCGGGTCGCCTCACCTACTGAGTCACCATAGCCAGACAAAACAGCTTCGTCAGTCAGCTCAACCCCGATACCGGCTTTCTTCAGCGTTACCTTTTGCGTTGCGGTAGTCAGTTGGTTGTATTGGATTGCCCCACCTTCGGCAACGTCTTGGGCATCACCAATGTACTTGTAGCGCGGCAAGGTAATCGTGTCACCGGCTTGGCCTTGCAACGTGGTATCAATTGGTGCAATCGAAGTGAAACGTACTGCTTGTGGCAGTTGAGCTTGCAGCATTTGCCCCATTACTTCAGGGTCAATCATTTGGGCAAGCATAGTAGTTAAATTAGCCATTAGTTAATTCCTCCTATTCATTAGTTAAATCAGCATATTCTTGGGGATGTTCTTCTTTAAAGGCCTTGATTTCCTGATAACTGGCGTGAGCAAAGTCGATTTTGGCGCCAGTATTTGGCTTAGGCTGGCCACCAGTGATCTGTACACCACTCTTTGGCTGTGGCTTAGGTTCTTCGGACTGCTTAAACAGATAGCCATCAGATTCCTTAAGAGCTTCCAATTGCTTGTCTAAGCCGTCCAGTGCCCCATCTTTAACCGTGACGTCATCAAGGTTAAGCAGAGCACTAACTGCCTTGTTGTTATGAGCCCCAGCCGAAGTCAGCGCCTTATCGATCAAGAATGACTTTTGCTGAGCCAATAAATCAGCAGCATACTTTTCCTTAGCAGCCTTATTGGCCTTTTCCAGCTCATTAATCTTAGTCGTCAGCTCATCGCTGTCTTTCACTTGCGACTTTAAGCCTTTCAGCTGTTCGTCACGGTCATTCAGTTGATTCTGCAGACCATTCTTTTCGGCCGTCAAAGAGTTGATCTGTTCGTTTAAGCCGTTAACGTCCTTTCCGTGTGCAGACATGATTGAGTTGATCTGATCATCAGACAAACCAAGATCCTTTAAAAATTCACGCTTCATTGCGATCTCTCCTTATCGTTAGTTGTTGACGCGGTTACGAGCCGCGAGAATTGATTGCATACAAAAAGGACAGTTTAACGACGTGTCCAGGTCGTAGATGAAATAATTCACTTCAATTTTTCTCGATCATAGTCCCGCGTTAGAATCGGTACCTTATGACCGGCGTTGGTTTCTTTAATATATTCCCGTAGCTTTGCTTGGCGCGCTCTAATCAGCGTTTTGGTACGACTGACCATTTCAGTATCACCAAGTTCTTCGGCTGCCTTCAACCGTTTTTTGGCATCCCTGATAGCCCGTTCTCGTGCACGCTGTCCTTGTACCAGCTTGCCATTTTTGATTACCTCTTTGGGATCGTACTGTGGCTGATGATTAGTATTCATGCCTGGCACATAAGGGAACAGGATATGCCGGCAGTTGATGCCCAATGTTCCTGACGGCTTGCCATAATCATGATTGTAGATGCTATCGTACTTGGGATCGTAGTCATCGCTTCCTGGCGGTACCAGATTAACCACATGGCCTTGAATCCATGCACAAGCCGGCCGACTGTTGGGATGACTACTCATTAATGCCAGATGCATGTCAAAGTCTTTCATCCGCTGCAGGCGCAGATCGTTATAAGTACGATTGACTGTTGTCGTGGTTACCATGCGCGTGTAGCCATCAATGCTCCAGTTATGCCCAGCCTTATCAACTAAGCGTGTCGGTAATCCTTGATCGACTACTTTATACAACGCGTGCTTAACGGCATCTTCATGACTGGTCGCACCAGATACGGTAGCCATCGTTGACTCAGTTAAAATCTGCCGATAGGCTTTGGTGATGGCCGATTGCTGGTAGTTACGCGTTACCAGTGATTCATTGACGTTGTTCTGTAGATCAGTCCAAGTCTGATCCGCCAGTGCATCCAACTTATTGGTTACATCAGCAGACAGCGGTTGGCTTTGCTTGGTAGCTCGCTCCAACTGACCATCAATCTCATTGATAATCTTCATGCCGTGAAACTTAATCAGATCCTTAACAGCATCTTCGCTTAATCCATCGACCTTTGCCATGAGCTTAACCGCATCTTGATTTAGTCTGCCAATCTTCTGCAATTGCTGTGCCTGCCACATGACCACATCAGACTGATCCACGTGCTGATAGTCGCCATCTTTTAAAGCGTTGATAATCAGCTTAAAGATGCTATCTTCCAAGCCAGAATAAAGGCTATTGATGTAGTCAGCCGCCTGCTCGAATCGCTCGCGTGCTCCCATAACTAATCAGCTCCATCACCTTCAGGACCGCTATTGCCCTCGAAAGAATTAAATGACATCTCAGGTTGCTCATCTTTCAACTCTGACAGCCATTCATCGGCTTGTTCTTCGTCTAAACCAAAATTACGCATCAAGAATCGCTTCTTAGGCATAATCCCCAAAGAAACTGCCTTGCTGTCTTGATCGAATTGCGTAGTTTTGTCGGTAAAGACGCCATCAGCAAAGTCAACGTTAATGTCTTGCTGTTCGGGATCACCAGTAAAGCGTGCGTTGCCATCACTAAACAGCCCACCACACTCTGCCAATTCCAGAACTGCGATAACTAGGTTGTTAAGCTGCTTTTCAACCTGCGTCAGATAGCTTGAACGCGTTTGATAGGTCATTGAATTGTTTGAAACGACCTCAGTTGCTGTCTGAATTCCACTTGGTGTATTCGTAAACGTGCCTTGTGACAGCCCGATAGCATTCTCAAATTCGCTTAAGAAGAAATCCATTGATGCTTCATACTGATCGTTGCGAATTGGAGTAGTTAGATCCGTAATCTTCATTCCGTCTGGATCGCCGTACATCTGCACAAACACATTGGCATCTTTGTCAAACATAGGCGGCCGAGAGATTTTCTCTTTATCGCTGCCAAACCGTACTGGCGGACGCAGCATTTCAGCTGGTACTGCAACCTTACGCTGACCCATCCGGACTTCCCAGACAAACTGGTCATGTGTCTGATTAATGGCATCAACAATCTTGCGCGAGTTATCAACCAGACCCAATCCAAGTGGACTATCGGTACGCTTGTTGTTCATGCCAGGCGCTTTGAAGTACGCAAACAATGGCTTAGTTAATCCAGTCAGTGTGACTTCTGGTTGTAAACCGGCATACTCATCTAGGCGATCCAGCGGCACCTGCACGCCAACCTGGTTGATGTTCTGAGACCGATACAATTCATTAGTGATCTTGTAAGAA